TCGCCTTGGCGACAGATGTTATCGTATTTATTAACAAGATACCCCATGCGCGATGGTAAAGTTGCAAAATCCGGCTCTGGGCAATCTAATTTTCTCCCATGAATGCGGTAATCTTTGGCCGTTTCGTACATTTGCTGCTGGCGTTTGTGTTCATCCCATTCAATCCACATAAGATCATGTGGAGGACGGGCCAGTTTTAGATGTTGCAGTAGGTCACTTGAATTAGCAGTCATGGAAGCGTCCATGGCAAATTCTGTAAGTTTGTCATCAAGGCAGAACCTTACGGCTGAACGCATATCTTTATATGTTTCGCTTATTTTTTGTTTTGCGAGGGGTTGAATAGGGATCTTTTCTGTGTCTTTGTAGGTTAAAAGACCGCGATTTGGATTTGATAATCCAGCAATAACGGTATCTGCTAGTGTAAATTCAGTATTATCCATATTCGGCCTCACTCGCTTTGGTGCAGTTTGGGCAGGCATCCAGACCTCCCACATAGGAGATAACGGCTCGATCCTCCATGCGGTAACATTCGGAATAGCTGTCCCACACTTCTTCTTCTACTATATCTTCGATTGTTTTGGATTCCCTTACTATGTATCTCTTGCCGGAGCAGATTTCACATTCCATTCTGGGCCTCCTATACAAGAAATTTCCAGCGGTTGAGCCTATTGGCATGGAACAAACACAAGGTATAAAAACCTCGCCGGAAGCATGCACTTCATAAGATCTTTTTTGCTTTTTATAAGGAGAGCGCATGACGCCGCTGGTCGCCTTGCCATTACCTCTTCCGGAATAAAAACTAAAGGTGTTGCCCCTAATCGCCCCATATAAGGTCAAGAGGTAAAGCGTTGTTGCTAACAGGACATTCGCTCACCTTATTCAGGTTCCCCTTACAACACCTTTAGCGTAAATGGCGGAGATAAGAAATGGGGTTCTTACCTCCGCCTAGACCTAAAGCATTTAGAGATGCAACCCTAGACCCTTAAAAGATCAATCATCTCTATCTATAATCTATTGGCTCATTCCAACAGGTATAGAAGCTATGGCCTATTTCTTGTTTCTAAGATGTAGCTTCTTTTTGAGGCTCTTTGTCTTTTTTATTTAGGTCCTGTACCCATTCATCAGCCTCAAGAGCATTATACTCAACAGCGACATTGAATTGTCCACCACTTATAAAGTTCATCATGTTGAGTAGCCAGCTATCACAGTGGTTACACTGTTTTAGGGTATAAGAAGGGATAACGGCTTGCTCTTGAAAGTTAATGTTCCTTACCCCTGTAGTCCACGTCCATTCTTGTTTGGCCGTATACTCTTTACCGCAGTTGGCGCAAAGATTAGTGGGGCTTGTCATTGGTATGCCGTTACTGTGCTTCTTGTATTCCATTAACTTTTTCCTTTTATTATTACTCCCAGTTACTATCTCCAGGAAATGGCATATCTTCGCCCTGTTTTGCAGGACGTTGCTGATTATTTCCTTTCGGTTTTGTCGGGAATGCTTGAACGCGAACTTCCATTTGGCCGTTTTTGTTCATCTGGGAAATAGGCAGTGCATTGAACGTCATGGAATATTTCCCGCTGTCGTTCAGCCACATGGTTCCCAGTGGTGTCCATGCCGTCTGGGTTTCTCCTTCTTTATTAAGGTATTCGCGTGGTTGTGTTAGATCAAATCGTTGAGACATATTATCCTCCTATGCCGCTTTGGTTGGGTTAATGTTAAACATTTCATTTTTTGTTTTTGCTTCTGGATCGGCAAGATCGACTTCTGACAAGATTTTAAGCCCTGCCAGTTTAAAAATTACACGGTCTTTGCCGCGCTTTTCTGCCATCGCAAATGGATAGGCGTTTTTGTTATTGGACTTTGATGCTTCGCCAAATGACCAAACAGTTTTATCGTCTTTATGTCCTGTAACGAGAACGCATATATCAGAAGGTTCGTTACGAATAATTACGGGAGCATCAAAAGTAATGTTTTCAATTCGCGCAATTTCTTCCGCATATTCATGCTTAAGAATGGGCATGTTGTTTGCCTGTTTTAAACCCCAGCATGCTTTGTTTGGATCAAAATTGTATTTCTTTATTACAGCATCCATTTCTGGATGTATTTCGGACATTTTAAGTGGCATTTTGCTCTCCTATTTTATGTTTGTACTTCCATTTTTTTGAATCGAATCGACGGCGTTGTTTTCGGTTATCAATTCTTACCTCTACGTTGGGGCCGTCTGGCTTGCCCCATGCCGATCCCATTCTGGCGTATACATTGGCGAGTTTTGGCGTTTCTTTTTTTGCCATCAGACGTTTACCGTGTCGCGCCAATCGAAATCATCCGGATAGACAGACGGTTCCATCCAGTATTTGGCGAATGTGGCATCTTCTATAGTCACCATTTCCCTGTGGATTTTGTGACCGTCATCACGCAGATCTTTGATTCTTGCTGCCAGCCGTAGACACGCGAATTTGAAATACGCATCTTTTGGCGTGATGGAATGTCCGGACTTGAGATAGTCCAATATGGCTTCATTTTGTGTCATTTAATTATCCTTTCCTTGAAGTTCCTTGGATATTGCAACCCCCAGTTGGCTTAAGACACTATCCATTGTTTGTCCGACCTTACCTCTGCCCGTCATGAATACTTCGCAGGGTTCACCTGTTTCTGGGTGGTAACTGATCGTGCAGTAGTAATTATCTATTTCGGTCACGACCCGTATGGTTGAGCTTGGTCGTCTGTTAGGTAGATCCATGTGCAGCCCTCACTGAAATCTGGCCTTTGGCATTACGGCTTGCTGTGACACCATGACCTGTGACTTTCCCAGCATCTTCCGGCACCAGTGTTTTGATAAACTTTTTAATGCCTTCGAATTTTTTGGACTCTTTTTGTTTTTCCAGAAAGTCATGCGCTGCATTTGCCCATGCGTTATTCCCGTGGAAATCGTAGTCGATGTATTCAGATCGAATTTCGTTAGGGGCATCATCTACGAATTTGTCTTCGGGTGGTGTTTTAGTTTCAACGTGCTTCCAGAACTCTTTGCTGCGCTTGATGTATTCGTTGGCGTTATCCTCATCGAATGGGATGAAGACCTGAAAGTTAATGTTATTGCCATCAATCACGTTAAGGCAAAATCGGTGTATGCCTGTCGCCAGCATATTATTGATGCCTTGCCAGTAATATTGCTCGACAGTTTTTTCCATCGAGGTTTGTCCATTATTAGTGTAAAGGCCAAATGCCCTGACATGCTTGGCATCAACTATGAACTCACCGATTTCATCTAGCCCTATTGCGTCTACAAGTGCGCCTATGTGTTTATGATCTGGATGGCGTATAACATCTTTTGGTATTTTAAAGCTGCGCCAATTATTAATTACAGCTGACCAGCTAAGATTAAGATGTTCTGTTAGACATCCTAGCTGAACATTGAATTTGTCGCTAAGATTGTCACCACCGTTAACAATACGGTCATAGGCGGTTTGCCAATCTCCTTCAAATACGAGCTTTGCAGTTGATCCGCCTATGTATGTTCCTTTATCGAATCTTTGTTTGTCGCTTAAATCATAAGGAGACAAGACTTTTTTAAGGTGTTCCTTAGGGTTTTTGATCTCAAGCATGGATTTCCTCCTTGCTAATCCGGTCCCATGTTTTTCTGGTAATTTTTTTCCATTGTTTGTTTATGACATGCGGGCTTTGTTTAACATAAACCCATTTCCATCCAATTTTAGCCACCACATTCCTGTGGCCTGTTTTTATTTGAGGCCATAACTCATCATTGAGGTTTACCTTAAATTTTTGCATTTGGATTGGCTTCTGGTAATGCTTTGTCTGCTTCATCGATGATATTTTTCATTGCATGCTTGTAGACTTCGCTGTGGGCGTTGTGTTTTGCGATTTCTTTGATGCGCTGTAGTATCATAATATAAAATGATGGAGACAAATGTAGTTTTTCTGTTTTATTTTCTTTCACTGGTTTTTTTGGCGACATTATGCTCTCCTTTATTTATTTACGTCCTATTAGGGATATTTTGCCTGCACTTATGCAGTTAGTCAACTGCGTTTTAAATCAGGTAAAGAAGCAGATAATTGCTTTGGCCCGTTATAAGGCCCACTGAGGCGTTTTTCTATAATTGGGCCGCTATGCTCCCACTCTAAACTTCTTTGCCACTCACGGGCCAATTTTAGGCGTTCTGAGAGCATTTCATCGGCTCTCTTGCAAAATTCTGCTATCGGAGGGAATCTTGGGTATACATAGCTGCGTAAAATTTCTTTTGCAGCTTCCTCGATGATGTCTTTGGGATATTTTGAAAGCTCTGGCATGTAAAAGTGCCGCATGGCCTCCACTGTCGGGGCTTCAACTCCTAATCCTGTAGACAGCGCACCCAGAATGTTCCCAATAACTTCGTGGGTTGTCGGCTCTAGGGATTCTTTATGGATTTGGACTTGTGATTGGAGATATTGCAAACGATCCGCTTTAGGCATCTCAATTAGAGAGCGCGTCTCTGATTTTATCTCTTGTTTTGTTAATGTCGGGAGCTTGACCTCTAAGTCTTCGGACATTGTTGTTTGCCTCCCATTTCTTTTGGTTTGTTATCCAGTTTTTGAGGGCACGTTGAAAATCGATGTATTTGAGTCCTTTGGCATGACAGCTGTTAACAAATTCTTCGACAAACTGTTTTTGATTAATTTCCGGATGATTTTCAGAAAACCACGTTTTGGTGGCCTCTGTCATTTCTAGATTTTCCGGGGGAAGAATCCGTCGCTTATTAGATATAGGTTCATATGGTGGTTCAAGGGGGTCCACGGGTGAACTCCCCCCCGGTTCAATTTGAACCCCCCCCTTGTCCAGATTGAGGTAAATATTATTGGACTGCTGAGAGCCGTTATTGCGGTGACGTTCCTGCACTGTAATGAAGCCTTGCTCGCGTAATGATGTCAGATGACGCTTTACCGTTGATCGTGACATACACGTTTTATTGACAAGGTACTGAATGGAAGGCCATGTCAGCCCTTCGTCATTGCAATTATCGGCCAGGGCAACCAGTACAGCCTTCTGGCTTGCGTTTAGCTGCTGTTTGAATGCCCAGTTCATCGCTTTGATGCTCATTGGGGAAGCCAAACCCATGCCTGCACCCATGAACCTTTGGGGCAGTCTTGAACTTCGGCACCTTTATCTATTTGAATACCGTATTGATCCCGGGTATCAGGAATTGTCGAGTCACCAAATAGGTCCATATAGTGAATCCATGTCTCATGACGGGTATTTTCGTCAGATTTTTCCTGCTCGGCATCTGTCGGGCATACGGGGTTAATGTAATTCACAGTTCATCCTCCAATTTTTTTACAAGCAAATAGGGCTTGTTGTCGGCTTTGAGAATTAGCCAATCATTATCGCCAAGCCATTGATATATTTGCTTAAATCCGTCTTTACGGGCTTTGACCTCTATGCGTTTTCCGTCGCTTTCGATGTCAGGTTCGTTGTTGGGTTCGTAGGTTTGAAGGGGAGCGGTCCGTTTGGCATTGCGCCCTGCGGCTTTAAGGATATTTACAACGTCACGTTCAATTCGTGCGCCTTTGTCTCTGCTCTTCTTTCCCACGTTTTTTTACCTCTATTATCATGTCGAGCGATTCCGCCCAACAATATAAAAGGAATGCAGATGGTCGTCGTATTCTGGCTTCCCATTTTGCAACAAGATCCAGATTACAGCCGATTCGGTCTGCGAGTGCATGAAGCGAAAGCCCTTGTTTTTGCCGCTCTTGCGACAAAGACACTATAATCGCTTCGTAATATTTTTGCTCCGGTGTCAGATTAGCGTCTGAATTGGAGCATGAAGTCGGCAACTCGCTCTGCGGGTTGTCGTCTTGGCTCAAAGCTACCATTGGCCCACCGATAATATGTGGAATCGGACAATCCTGCATCAATGCAGGCCTCTTTTAATGTCCAACCTGTCTCTACAGCAATGTTTTCAAGCTGCTCGTAATAACTCTTTAATTTTGATTCCATGAAAGCATTTGTGCCAAACTGCAATGGTGCAGTCAAGAAATAGATTATATGTTCATAATCTCAATTTCTTTGAATAGCCGTACTTGTTTGAGTGTCCGGGTCTACTTCTGAAATAATT